TCCGTGTAACCCTGCATCATCGTTGGGTCTGTGGTAGCACCCTCATCCCACACATGTGATTGTGCATCGGCATGATGCATATTAACAGTACCAGTCATCGAAACCAGCACTATATTTTGAGGTATATCCTCTAATATTGATTCAGTAAGGAATTCTACTTGTTTTGTAATATGATTTTCAGTAAGTCGGTGTACAAAAAGATGGTTGACTTAACCCATCTCTAGGTTACATACATTTTGCGCTAGCCAGAACTAGCGACTCCTCTAAATAGAGGTTGGACACGAGGGTCCGCTGGATCCATATCTCGCTTCTAATAAACAAATCGTATGCAAAGATAATTATCACTAGTGATCAATAATATGGAAACGGTTTTGGTTAAGACGTACCGTTAAAGCCTTTTGCATACAGGAAAGAATTCTAAATCTTCCTCCATCATGCTATCATTGTACGCCCCCTGTAACACCCATTCAAATAAATTTTCATAAGTGTCGTAAAAGCGCCAATGAACGAAAGGAACTATCGGAGGGTACTCATCTAGTACCTCCTCCAATATGCAGTGAAACCGGGCATAAACATCACGACCATGTAGAACCAGCTCGCGGTTCACATTCGAAATTGTCTGTCCCAGCTGTTCAATTTCACTGACTATTTTTGACTCCGTAATCGTCGTCAATGACTTGAAAACTGAATCCAATGATAATGGACCCACCACATTTCCATCGATCATTGAAAACCCTCTCTTCAAAAAATCGGCTGTTGAGAGTGGAAAATAATTGACTGGAGCATCTGATTTATTGGGCATGGAAAATCCAAGTCCCGCCTCTTCAAGTTGCTTAGCCATGTCAACATGACCAAATTCAACGGTACCATCATTGCAGAAATCATTGTCATCACCTACCACCACCGCACTCACGTGTTGAGTGAACGTGTAAGGAGACATCTGTGTTGCTTTCGCATAACAATACCTAATGTCAAGCAAATTCGTTATCGAATTCCCAACCAAGGTTAAAAAGTGTCCTGACACCTGAGTGCCAGT